TATGCCGATGCGGCTGTAATTGTCTGGGATGGTAAATCAGACGGAACCAGAAATATGATTGACGAGATGATCCGACATAAAAAGCCATATCATCTACAACTTACATTATCAAATTTGGAGTCATTTTATGAGTGAAGTAAATCTAATTGGTCTTACAGTACCAAATTACAAATACACTAAGTGTGACACACCTGAAGAATTAGTAGCTTGGTGTGCTCGAGTATCCAATCCATCAAATCAGAATAATACGGAAACAGCACCAAGGTTGCTGAAGTATCTAATTCGGAATCAGCATTGGTCTCCGCTTGAAATGGTCAACATTCAGCTTGAAATCAAGACAACTAGAGACATTGCTCGCCAGATTCTTAGACATAGGTCATTTTCTTTTCAGGAATTCAGCCAACGCTATGCGGATCCAACCAAGGATCTAGGCTTTGTTACTCGTGAAGCAAGACTTCAGGATGCCAAGAATCGTCAGGCTTCCATTGAAGTAGATGATACTGCGCTTTCTAATTCTTGGTATCATTATCAGAAGAAAGTAATTGCTGCAAGCCAGGAAGCATTTAATTGGGCTATCAAGAATGGTATTGCCAAGGAACAAGCTCGTGCCGTTCTTCCTGAGGGTCTGACTGAATCGGTAATGATTATGTCAGGTTCACTTCGTTCTTGGGTTCACTATTGCCAACTTCGTATGGATATTGCCACACAGAAAGAACATCGTATTGTTGCTGAACAGTGCTGGGCTATTATCTGTAAGGAATTTCCTTCTATTATTGAGGCTATGACCAATGAATGATGAATATGACTGGGGTTGTGAATACTGTCGGAATGATGGCAGACTAAATGAGAACAATTGTTGCCCAATCTGTGATGCAGAATTTCAGGATCCTGAAGATGAATATTAATCAAGATTTTAGAATCGAACATTCTTGTTCTGTATGTGGCGGCACATTTAACAGTTACGAAGAATCTCAAGTTCATTCTTGTACAAGTTATTTGAAGAAAATGATTAATGCATTAGATGCAAGACTAAAAATTGTAGAGAGAGGTATCTCAGAAAATAGACCTATTGACTAAAATAAATAATGCTGTCATCCAATAATACTAAAAGGACATCGCATGACACCTATTCAACTAGCCGAAACATATAATCAAATCGGTAACAATTCAGGAAAGACCGTAGCATTAATCAATGCATTACCAAATGAAAAATGCGCGGTGCTTAGTTCTAGTCATGCAGCAAATGATAACATCAAACTTAAATTGAAAGAACTTCGACCAGAGTATAATCTTGATAATGTGGAATGGTTAGTTTATTCTCCAAATTCTGGCTGGAGAGATAAAACTCTCTTTAGAGATATGCATGTATTTTTGGATAATGTTTTGCTTGATGAAATGAGCATCAATCAAGTCAAGGCAATCAATGATGTCTATGGTAAAGAAAAGAGTTGACATTTTTATTTCAGTGATATAAGATGAACTTAATTGAAAGGATATATAATGAACCTTGCCGCTAAGTTTTACCACAAACTATACAAATCAAATTTCTTTCTAAAGCCTACTCATACTCAAAGAGAATTTGAACAGGCATTGAAAGAATTTCTAGAAGAATATGAGAAGGATAAAAATAAGACATGATCAACGTTGTTAAGCGAAATGGCAGTAAAGAACTACTTAATATTGATAAGATCCACAGAGTAATTGAATGGGCATGTGAAGGTCTTACTGGTGTTTCGGTTAGTGAAGTTGAACTTGCATCTCATATCCAATTCTATAATAATATCAAGTCTTCAGATATTCATGAAACTTTGATTAAAGCGGCTTCAGATCTAATTACTGCTGATAATCCTAACTATCAATACGTAGCTGGTAGACTAATAAACTACCAGCTACGTAAAGAAGTCTATGGACAATATGAACCATATAATCTTTGGCTTCATTACAATAATATTTTAAATAGTGGTTATTATGATTCAGAGTTAATGAATCAATATTCTAGAAGTGAGTGGTCAGAACTTGATGATTATATTGACCATGAACGAGACAATAAACTTGCTTATGCCGCTATGGAACAGTTCCGTGGCAAGTATCTAGTAAAGAATAGAGTCACCGGTCAGATTTATGAGACCCCTCAGATGGCTTTCATGTTGATTGCCATGTCATTATTCCAAAATTACAAAACCGACCGAATCAAGTGGGTAAAGGAACTTTACGATGCAATCAGTACTTTTGACATTAGTTTGCCTACTCCGATTATGGCTGGAGTTAGGACCCCTCGCCGACAGTTCAGTTCTTGTGTACTCATTGAAACGGATGACTCACTTGACTCGATCAGCGCAACATCTTCGGCTATCGTAAAATATGTCTCGAACAAAGCTGGAATCGGAATTGGCGGCGGTCGTATCCGTGCTCTCGGGGCTCCTATTCGCAACGGTGATGCTGTTCATACTGGTGTTATTCCTTTTTGGAAGCATTTTCAGACGGCTGTTAAGAGCTGTAGTCAAGGTGGTGTCCGCGGCGGTGCAGCTACCATGCACTATCCTTTCTGGCATTTGGAAATAGAAGATCTACTTGTCCTAAAGAATAATAAAGGTACCGAAGACAACCGTATTCGTCATTTGGACTATTCAGTCCAGTTTAATAAGGTAATGTATGAACGACTTCTTTCTGGAGGTAATATCACCCTCTTCTCGCCTCATGATTGCCCGGATCTCTACGAAGCATTCTTTCGAGACATTGATGAATTCCGTACACTCTATGAGAAGTATGAAAAGTCCAAGATTAGAAAAAGATCGGTCCCCGCCATTGATCTCTTTAGTTCATTCATCACCGAACGAAAAGACACCGGACGGATCTACTTCCAAAACGTAGACCATTGTAACGACCACGGATCATTTGACAAGCGAAGAGCACTTATTAAAATGAGCAATCTCTGCCAGGAGATTACACTTCCGACTAAACCACTACAGGATATTAACGATGAACAAGGTGAAATTAGCCTTTGCACTTTGGCAGCAATTAATTGGGGAAAGATTAGAAAGCCAGCTGACTTCGAAAAGCCATGCACGCTTGCAGTACGTGCTTTGGATGCCTTACTTGATTATCAGGACTATCCTGTTCGAGCCGCTGCTATTAGTACTAGCAACCGTCGCCCTCTGGGTATTGGTATCATTAATTTTGCTTATTGGCTGGCTCGTAATGACAGCAATTATTCTAATCCAAAGCTTGATCTTGTCCATGAGTATGCTGAAGCATGGAGTTATTATCTTATCAAAGCCTCGGTCGACTTGGCAGAAGAAGTAGATCCGTGTCCTAAGCATGTAGATACACTGTATTCGGGTGGTATTATGCCGATCGACACATACAAGAAGGAAGTCGATGAGCTGGTTGCACCTGTCTATAAGATGGATTGGGATAGCCTTGCTCTTAGGGCCAGTAGTGTTGGTATTCGTAACTCAACTCTCATGGCTCTTATGCCCGCTGAAACATCTGCACAGATTAGCAACTCGACAAATGGTATCGAACCTCCTCGGGCTCTTGTTTCTATTAAGCAGTCCAAGGATGGTGTGCTGAAGCAGGTAGTACCAGGCATCAATAATCGTAATGTCAAGTATGAACTTCTTTGGGATCAGCCAAGCCCTGAAGGTTATATCAAGATCATGGCTGTACTTCAGAAGTTTATTGACCAATCTATTTCAACTAACACTTCATATAATCCCAAGTTTTATGAAGATGGTAAAATTCCTATGTCAGTCATGCTACAACATCTGCTCATGATGTATAAGTATGGTATCAAAACTGGATACTATTTTAACACTAATGATGGTGCTGGTGAAATTGAATTGGAAGATCTAGCACAGGGTGAAACTGATGATGAGGATTGCGAGTCATGCAAGATTTGATTGGTTATATAACTATCAATAATGATATGTGGGACGATTGTGGTAAAGTATATAAAGTCCTAAGCTATTTTAAAAACGGTGAGTCTACAGGTATTAGACTTGAACTAGAACATGAAGATGGTAAGCTTGAGACAAGAGTAGTACCGGAAGAATATATAGAATGGATTTCAGACGGAGATACTAATGTCAGTTTTTAATACAACTACAAATAAGAATCATCTAGAACGAACAATCTTTTTTGACGAGCCAGTTGATATTGCTCGTTACGATAAAGTAAAATATCCAGCATTTGAAAAACTAACAGAGAAACAACTTGGCTTCTTTTGGAGACCTAATGAAGTAGAGCTCACAAAAGACTCCAAAGATTTTAAGGCATTAACCGATAATGAGAAACACATTTTCACAAGCAATCTTAAGAGGCAAATTCTTCTTGATTCGGTACAAGGTAGAGCTCCATCTCTGGCTTTTCTCCCTATTTGTTCGCTTCCTGAGGTGGAAACCTGGATCCAGACTTGGGCGTTTTACGAGACGATTCATTCCCGTTCCTACACTCATATCATTCGCAACGTTTATCCTGACCCTTCCAGAGTCTTTGATGAAATGTTGGAAGTCCAAGAAATCGTAGACTGTGCTGGCAGCATCAGTAAGTACTACGATTATCTTATTCAATGCAACGATATGTATGGTATTAATGGAAAGAATCAATATGAACACAAGCGAGCACTCTGGCTATGCCTTAACGCAGTTAATGCGCTCGAAGGCGTCCGATTCTATGTTTCTTTCGCGTGCTCTTGGGCATTCGCGGAAGTCAAAAAGATGGAGGGCAACGCGAAAATTATCAAACTCATTGCCCGCGATGAGAATGTTCATTTGGCCTCAACTCAGCAGCTCCTCAAACTTCTACCGAAAGAAGATGCAGACTTTGCACGCATACAAGAAGAGACGAAAGATGCATGCATACGTCTATTTACCGAAGTCGTCGAGCAAGAAAAGGCTTGGGCACGTTATCTATTCAAGGATGGTTCAATTCTAGGTCTGAATGAAGCTTTGCTGTGTGAATATATAGAACACATTGCTTCCAAGAGACTAAATGCTATCGGTCTTGGCGGTAAGCCTACAGCAAATCCACTACCATGGACACAAAAATGGATTGCAGGCTCAGACGTTCAGGTAGCACCTCAAGAAACAGAGATTTCATCATATACTATCGGTGAAGTCAAGCAAGATATCGACGAGAATTCATTCAGAGGATTCTCATTATGATGTTACAATTAAATCCGGCAATTCCAGTTATTACACCAAAAGGTAATGCAATGGCTCATGTTCTTATTGATTATGGAATTGAAGCCGATTTAGTTTGGATTTGTTTTGAAGCTAATGGTGAGTGTTGGTCATGGAGCAATAAAGACATAAGGGCTCAAACAAATATAACAATAGGAAGAACTAAATGAATTGGATTACTTGCAGCGAATGCGAAGAAGAGTTTAGAGTAATTTCAGACGGAATTGAACCAGTAACATATTGCCCATTCTGTTCGGCGGATGTTGTTGATTCTGACATTGAAGAAATGGAAGAACCGGATGAATAAATAAATCTTTTAGTCAAATGAAAGATTTATTAAATGTGGCTTTATGAAGGTAAAGAATTTGAATATTCAGATGAATGGTATGGTTTCATTTATCTAATTGAGAATTTAAAGAACGGACGAAAGTATATCGGCCGTAAATTCCTAACTAAAGCTGCATATAAAACAGTTAAAGGTAAACGGAAGAAGATCCGTAAAGAGTCTGATTGGGCTGATTATTACGGATCTTCTCCTGCACTATTGGCTGATGTTGAAGTATATGGTAAAGAACAGTTTAAACGTACTATTTTAAGATTATGTAAATCTCGAGGTGAATGCAATTATTTTGAAACCAAAGAGATCTTTGACAGGGATGCTGTACTAGACGGAACTTACTACAACTCTTGGGTTGCATGTAAGGTTCAAGCTAGTCACGTCAAATCATTGCATTTTAATAATCAGGAGATTTCATGAAGTGGGTAACATTCTAGAACATAAGCATCTAATCATTAGAGCAGAGATAACAGATCCTCCATACGACGCTGTGGATATTAAACGCTGGATGAAAAATTTGGTCGAGGATATTGGAATGAATATTCTGATGGGACCATATGCCATTTATTCAGATATGGAAGGCAATCAAGGTCTTACTGCAGTGACTATTATTGAGACAAGTCACATCGCGATTCATGTTTGGGATGAATGTGATCCTGCTTTACTTCAGATGGATGTATATACTTGTAGTGCATTGAATATTGAAGATGTATTCAGAGCTATAGAAGAGTTTAAACCCACTAAGATTGAATATAAGTATATTGACCGCGAAAACGAGTTGACATTAATTGAGAATGGTATAAAGTGAATAATACCACATTGTAATGGAGTAAATAATGGGCAAGAAGAGAATTCGTAAGACTAAAACTTCAAAGGGTGTTCACAGCAATGTGGCAACAAGCACACTTCGTCTTGTTGCGGCTGCGGCAGATCCATTTGAAAAGGCACTCAACAAGATTAGAGCTTGGAGAGCAGGTAAGAATCCTTGGGTTACTATCAAGAATCCTGACGGCTCGACAAACAGACCTTTTATTAAGGTCAAGGCAAATAGCCTTTATGGTAATCCCAAGTTTGCTACTAGCGGACTATTTAAAGGAAAAGACGAAGAATGAATGTAATCATCTACACTAAACCAGGTTGTGGTCCCTGTGTAAAAGCCAAATCTCTTCTAAAGTTGAAGGGTGTTGACTTTACTGAAATGGCCATCGGTACAGATCTTCTTAGTGAAGATTTTATCGCTACATTTCCGGAACAGAAGTCTGTTCCATTCGTAATCATTGATAATGTAAAGATTGGTGGATATAATGAACTCATTGAATACTTTGACAGCCGACCACAGTTCCTCGCAGGCTAATTTCCTTACAAATCTACTTCGTGAGAATGTATTAAATGTAGTCTTTGTGAAGAACGATGGAACTGAGCGTGTAATGAATTGCACACTCAAGCCTGATCTTTTACCAGAGCAGACAGAATCTACTTCTACACGCAAGTCCAATCCTGATGTAATGTCTGTTTGGGATCTTGATAATGCTGGTTGGAGATCGTTCCGACTAGATTCAATTATAACATTTACGGTGGGTGCTTAATATGGTTTTTGCTAAGGATAATCTATCCACAAACGCAATGGGTGGTTCTGAATTAATGAAAGTAGAACTAGAGTCTCGGCTTGATCCAAGACTTCTAGAAGAGTTTCAGATCTTTGTTTCAAGAGTCCAAGAAGATCTAGATGAAACTAAACTCCGTATTTACTGGATTCAGGATCTTCCTGGTGATCCTGCAGTAGAACATCTAGCAAATGACGGTTGGAACAAGTTCCACAAGATTGTATTTGTATCAAATTGGCAAATGCAAGCATTTATTAGCAGATACCAGATTCCTTGGAATAGGTGTATTGTTCTACACAATGCAATTAATCCTATTGAATTACATGAAAAGCCTACTGATGGACCAGTCAGACTAGCATATTGGTCA